GCAGCCCATGCAGCATCACTTGCAGCATCACTTGCAGCATCACTTGCAGCCCTTGCAGCAGCCCATGCAGCATCCCATGCAGCATCCCTTGCATCCCTTGCATCACTTGCAGCCCTTGCAGCAGCCCATGCAGCATCACTTGCAGCATCCAATGCAGCAGCACTTGCATCCCTTGCAGCCCTTGCAGCATCCCTTGCAGTCCGCAATTCCTCATCAGTCGCTTCGCCATTGGAGTAACACCATGCCACTTCAAGAGCATTGATCGACCGTTCATCGGTCATGAGATGTTCAACTTGTCTCGCGCACCACACCGCAAACTTCCGCCACAGGCGGTTATGCTCCGGAAGGCAGCGAAACACCCAGATGACATCTTGAACTGAATTGGATTGGAAGGCTTCAGAGAGCGGGAACTCCTCGTCGTCGGGGGCGGCTTTGCCGCGCCCCTTGAGGATTGCTTCCCACCCATCTGTGCAGGGATTTTTTTCAAGAATTTTATTTAATGTAATGGTGATTTGTTTCATTCCTTCATTCCTTGTTGCGTGCCTTGTCGTGTGCGGTAGTTGGTAAAGGTGCAGCAACTTTCTCCGAAACTGCCGATGGACGGACAACCAGACTGTCTTTCCAGTCGCAGGTTCCCTTTACAAATGATTGGAAAACTTCAGCGACGGTGCATGGATGAACTGACTCCCACATGTGCGCAGTGGCTTCTGGTATTCCCATGTAGAGATAACTATTGCCGTTGTTATCTGTCGCTAACGCCACATATTCTGGGGAGATATGCTCCCAATTGATGGACGGCTTTGTTAGCTTGATGCGGTATTCCCAGTCCTCAAGCCATGCAGGAAACGCAGAAATCCGCCACTCGTTGAGTTCTGGATATGGAGCTTTAGGGACTCGTCCTTCTACTTGTGCGCCATCTACCCAAGCATGGGCTACTGCCCTGTGTTTTTCAGGTACGTTCATGATACGTTTTCCGTTGTTCAGTTTGAGCTTCTGCTAATCTCGTAACGCGTTGGCAGTGCTTCGCAGCTACCTGCCGACGAGGGCACCACTTTGATGCAATTGCCATCGCGGTCTTGTACTACTATCGGGGTAGTGGCAAGAATGGCAAATGCCAGAGCCCATAGGATAAGGCAGGCCGCCCCCATCAATAGTTTCTCAGCCATTACTCAAACTCCTTCCGCGCTTGCTCTTCGGCCTGCCATTCAGCCCGTCTTGAACGAGCAGCATCCATCAGCGCCTCCAGCTTTTCTGCCGCCTTGAGGTACGCGCCGTTGTTGATGAGCACCGCGATTTCTACGCGGTATTTTTCTTCGGCTCGCTCCACCCCACAATAGAGGTCGTCAGACTCATAGGGCTTGGACTCAATATCTTTGGCGATTTCCTCCGCGCGGGATGCGATTGCATTCTCGCGGTCGAGCGAGTCCATTTCCCGCCGATAAGCGGGATGGGAGGTGTTGTTTTCGTAGCCAATCATTTTTAAATATCCGCCCATGCTTCGTTGGTGTCCAGCCCTTCATCCGTGATGCAGCAGCGCTCTGTATGGCCGCTCACTGAATCCCAGGCGCGAATCTCAAAACACGCGCCGTTTCCCACGGAAAGACTATCATCTACCTCTTCAGCCCATGCCAAAAGCATGGAGCAGCTGAAGTGGTCTTTTCCAAGTTTGTGCTTCTCACCGAGAAGATTGGCGATTTGCTCAAGGCCGTTGTCGTTGACTGTTTTGACGGATACCTTCACCACTTCGACCAGCTCCGCATTGTCATGGTTGAAGCCTTCCTCAGCCCATTCGGCTTCAGTCTGTACTGTGCCAGTGTGTGGGTTCATCAGGTAAATTGTGCTCATGGTCTTTCCCCTTGGCTTGGGCGTTATGCCCTTGCGATGAGTGAACTATAGGGCATTATGCCCTAGCTGTAAACTATCTATTTGTAACAGACTGTAAATAGTCTGTTATTACTATCATTGCCTCCCCTGCCCCTGCGCAGACTCTCGCCTCGTAGCCTGCGCTAGTCAGATAGTCCAGCCACTCCTTCTGCTCTTTTGAGAGTCGCCCGCCTTCGCGCCGCTTCAGCTCGATGAAGAGGCCGTGATGCGTGCCGGTGGGGATGGGCAAAAAGAGGTCGGGGAAGCCCTTAGAAACGCCCTCCAGCTTCAGTCGCGCCCCGACTGCTGCGTGACGCACGCCACCGTTAGGGATGGCCACTAGAAGGCTGTTGCCGTAGGTGCGGCGATACCACTGGATAAGCTCGACTTGTTCGGCATGTTCAGTTTGCATTGCAATTTTTCCTCGTCCGTTTGTGCATTAAAATTATTCACTTCCCAAAAATTATCTTTTTCCCTGTAAGTGATTGTGCGCGGTTGTTGCGTAAAATTACTTGTGTGGTGCGCGAAAAATTCTTTTTTCTGAGCCGCCCATTGATTATTTTCAAGCAGATAAAACTTCATTACTCGCCGCGAAACTTTCACGGTGGCGGTAATCATAGCGTTGCCAGCCTTGCTGATGCCTGACTCGTAGTCAATGCTGATGACTTCGTCCGTCTGCCACTGCGTCGGGTCTTTTTTGTGTTTTGTGTGTAACTCGATTAGCTTATCCCCAGGGTTCACAATCTCGGCTTTACAGACGCAGCAGTAACGCGCTGCTATGTCGTTCTCAGCCTCACAGACTGGGCATGGCTTAAAGCTCCAGCGCCCTGTGCAGCGCTCGCCTGTGCGCAGATCGTAGTGATTGCATCGCCTTCCCCAGTGCGCAGGCATGGGCTTAAACTCGTCGCCGCACTCGACCATGATGCGCTCGCCCGTGCTGTCAACATAATAGCCATTTTCATCAATATCAAAATTATCCTCATTTTTCCGTGCTGAAAATTCGTTAATTTTTAAGCACGTTTCGCAGATGGCCTCGATTGGTTCTCCTCCAGCGCCTTGATAGGCGGCCTTAATGCTTGGGTTGAATATATCCCCGTCCTCGGCATGGCGTTCAAAATTTTTCGCATAGTCCAGCAGTAGCACATCCGCTTTCCCTTCAAACAGTCTGAGGCCGCGACCGACTATCTGGGCAAGCAGTCGTGCAGACTCAGTTGCTCGCATCAGAACAATGCCGTCCACCCGAGGGCAGTCCCAACCTACCGTAAGGACATTAACGTTGATCAATACACGCAACTCCCCACTTCCGAATTTCGCAAGTATTTCAGCGCGGCATTTAGTTCCCCCGTGAACAACCGCTGCAATATCAGGGTGCAGGCTGGCATATATTTCTTCTGCGTGCTTGATAGTGGCGGCAAAGAACACAATCGAGCTTCTGCCTCGCAGCCTATCCATTGCATCAGCAACGATTGCCGCTGTTTTTCGCCCGTGGCCTACAAAGACCTTATCTACATCTTTCGGATTAAAGTTTCCTGCTTTGTTGGGCATTAGCTCAAGTGCATCATAAAAGTCACGGCCTGTCTCTCCAACGGTAGCGGGCGTGAGATACCCCGCATCAAGCAACTGTCTTGTGCTTACCGTGTATAGCTTTTTTGCATAATACGGATCGCGAGCGAGACTATCTGGCAACGCCCTGCCGCTTTCATCTTCCCTGTAAACGTAGCCGCCATTTGTAGTAAATGGCGTTCCGGTCGTTCCAATAACTCTAAGATTTGGGCTACCAAGGCGCATATCTTCAATGATTTGACGTATAACCGGGGTTGTTCCCTCGCACTCATCTATTATGACTGCGGCAAATTCTGATCCAATGCGCTTGGCTACCCTCTTGAATGTCATTGGTGTAGCAAATACGACTGGGTGTCTTAGGTTCTTCTGTCCTGCGCTCGCGCTATATATACTTGCTTCAAGTCCAAGCCCTTTGTATTTAGAGTGGTTTTGAATGACTAGCTCGCTTCGTGGGGCAAGGCACAATACGCGCTTACCACTCATGCTGTGTATTATTCTGGCAACTTCTGCAAGATAGATAGATTTTCCAGCTCCTACAGACATTTCTGTAAGACATGGTAGTGTGGATTTTTTTATCCACTCGATTGTTTTGTCGACTGCTTCTTGTTGGTATGGTCGTAAAGTAATCAAGGTTCACTCCGTCAGTGTCCGTAGAATGGTTGCGGAAAAGCAGTACGGTTCTGCTCTTGTCGGGTGGCCGCCCTATCCGCATGGGGTTGGATTGTATTAAATAATTAAAATAATCGCCAACTCTCCGTCTCTTTGCCTCTCCATTTTTCTAAATCCGCATCTGGCAACAGCTCTTTGATAGCCTTGGCATAACTAATACTTCCTTGTCGTTTTACAAGCGTCAACCTACGCCCGCTAACCTCGGCATCTTTGCCATCGGCCATTTCGACAAGCAGCCCAACAAGCTCTTTTTCTCGCTCTGCATCGGCTTTTTGTCGCTCTCGTAAAGCGTCAATTTCGCCAATTATTTCATCGGCTTCAAACTGTACGCGCAGCGGCTCCAGGTGATCTTTGTTGTCTAGCTCGCTCAAAAGCAGACGGTAAAAATCACTAATTTTGGTTAGATTATTATCTAGCCAGTGCGGGTCGCGCTCTACGCGCTCAATGTTGATTTTCTCGGGCACATAATCAGGTGCTAGCGGGTCGCCTTTTGGCGCGATGTACTGCGCAAAATATGCGTGAGTCTTATCTGCTGCCAGCATTTCCATTTGCACTTGCGCCGCATAGTGCGGCTGCTCGGCCAGCGTCTTAAACTCACCGCAATTACGCAAACCGAACGGCACTTTTAGTTCAAGCACGCCGCCGTCGCTGGTGATG